TCTATTTCATGATTTATTGAAAAAACTGCAAAATCAATTTTGCCCCTATATTTTTTAGGTAATCTACTATCTGGTATTCTAAATATATTATAAGGTAAAACACCTGATATTCCATCTATTTTAATACTATATTCTATAGGTAATATTAAAGTAGGATTTACTAATATATCATTTTCTTTTTCAGTTTCACTTTCTGGTATCTGAAGTGGGGTAATTCCCGCTAATAAACGTTTAGTTCTACTAGCGTAAGTATCATATGGGTTATATTTTGGGATTTTTGTATTTCTATTTAAAATATCATCATATAAAGTAGTTAGACTATTTATGCTACTTTTTTTTATATTATCAAAACCATAAATCCTTGTAAAAAGTTGAAATAATTTAAAGAAAGGTTTTAATGCACTTTTTTCAGTAGGAAGTTTAATGTTTGGATTTATAGAGGGATTTTTTACTGTTGAAAATCTATCTTCTGTACCTATATTTAAGTATTGGTATGATAGTACTTCACTTGAAAAATTTCTTAAATCTTGTCCACCAGCTTGTGCTGCGATTACTATTTGGCTTGCAAATTTAGGAGTAATTTTAGTATTAAAACTATAATCATAAACTATAGATTTAGTACCAAGATTTGGTATTGTTATTATATTATTTTCTTTAGAATCAGGTAAAACATGTTCATCTATAATTCTTAAACAATTACTATCTTTATCATAAAAAGGTCTAAAGGAATTTATTTTTCCTAAAGAAACATTAATTCCATCTAAAATTTTAGTTATAAAATCTAGTAAATTTACTTCTTTATCATCACTACCTTGTGATAATCCTTTTAAAGAATCAATAATAAAATCTAAATTTACTAAAACATTAAATAATTTACCTTCAAATCCAGGTATTACATCCTTTTTTAAGGTATAACTAGGATTAAATTTTGATTTGAAATTTTCTTTAACTGGATCAAAAAAATCATCTAAATTTTGATTGAAAGGAATTAAACATTTAGAAGGATCTATACTTCCTTGTAGTTTATTTACTTTTATTATAGTATTATCAGGATTATAATCTAAATATATTACGGGTTTTGCTACATTTCCACTATTTTCTGTAAATATACCTATATGTTGAATTAATGTAAATAAATGTCCTAATGTAATATAAGTTTGAAAATAAGTTTTATCATTATCTATTACTGTATTTGAAATATAACCATTATATAAGCTTGATTTAATAGAAGTAGCAGAACCTATTCCTGAAAGTACTTGATGGGCGTTTCCTTTATTAATATTATTATTTCCAAGTGATGATGATGTTCTACCTATACTTCTACCAAATTGTGGGCCACGATAAGAAGAAAATTCATATATTCTATTTAAAAGAGCTCCATAAGTAGTTAAAGTTTCTTGATTATTTTCAATTATAGTTCCTTCTTGACTAAGTGGAATTTCTTTAAATAATCCTCCAACTGTATCAGTAGTTACTGTTCCCGTATTAGATTGAAATTCAGTTCTAGCTTTTTTTACTACTCCCGAATTATCTTCAAAGAATTTTTTTAATGTAGTAAGTACATTTTCTAAATCTGAGGCAAAATCCGCATTAGTATCCTCATCATCTATTAAATTATTAAAATTAACACCACTAGAAGTATTAATTTTTAATGATTCAACTATACCACCAGCACCCATTACTTGTATTTTACAATTATAAGAACCATCATTATTAGCTGTCCAATCAAAATTATAAACTGTACCTAACATACATTCATAATTTCCATCTTTATTATCTCTTTCTTTAGTAGCTTGTTTTAATAACTTATCTTTATCACTAAAATTAAAAAAGTTAGTAATAGTAGAAGAATTTGTTTCAAATTTTTCTACATTATTATTAGTTGTAAAATAATTTGAATGGCCCCATTCTAAAAATACAGTATATCCTAAACTCATATAAAGTTTAGTCATTGTATCTAATTGTTCTAAATCATAACAAACAAACTCTATGTCTGCCTGCATTAATGTTTGCCACTTACCTCCTGTACCTATTGACATATTAGTAATACCAGGCATAGGTTTAAAACCTAAATCATCATCTGTACCTTTTTTGTAAGTTTCATTAAATCCTTTTTTTATAGTTCTATTTTTGTTTAAAGTTCCTCCTTGTAAAACATTGTTTCTAGCTAAAGAATCAGAACCTCCTACATTAACACTAGAACTTAACCTAAACCAAACATTACGATTAGTTAAATATTGAAGAATATTATTACTACGATTAGGAGTATTTAATATTTCAGCTCTTTTTTTTAATTGGGTATCTACGTAGTTTGGAAATCCTGAACCTACTATATTTTTGAAATTTGCCATAACATTTTAAGAATTTAAATCGTTAAACTCTTGAACAGCATTACTTAAGTTACCAGGTATTCTTAATTGAAAACCAGGTGGTGTAAATAGTGAATCACCAGGTAAATCATTTGCCATTGCAATTACCCACCATAATGTAGAATCACCAAAAAAATCATTAGCTATTAAATCTAGTCTATCTGTAGCTTGAGCTATAATATAAAAATCATCATTTGAAGTAGCAACAGAAGGATATTTAGTTGGTAAATAAATTACTTTACCATTATCTGTAGTGTATGTTCCTATGTTCTCGTATCTTCTTGCCATATTAATCTCCTGTAAATATTGGTGCTGTTATTGATGGTGTAGTTATACCCCTAGGTGTTATTGCTGAAGTTGGGAGTGCTGTAAAATATTTATTTCTTGGATTTGTTAATAGTATAGCTGAATCTGCACCAGTTTTTGGTAAGACATTAAGTATTGGTTTAAATTGAACACCTATATCCATTATTTGTGGTGTTTCTAACATATCTGTACTTTCATCACCCATTGCTATTTCCCAAGCATATTGATCATCAACACTTAATTGTAATGATTCTAATATACCCGGTGTTCTAACGAATAAATCACCTATAGTTAATTTAGTAATATTACCTCTCATAAACCCTGATGAATTATAATCTGGGTATAAAGTAGATAATAAATAATTTAATTTTCTATATAAGAATCTCATTTCTTGTTTTGATTGTGCAGCTATTTTAAAATTAAAATTAACTACTCTATCAAATCCTTGATATGTATAAAAGTTTTCTCCTCTACCTGTATAACGATTTGCTGCCCATTCGGCACTATGACTATCATTGTATCCTGTTAAAAATGCTCTAAAAAATGTTGCTGTTGTAGTATCAACTTGATCATTATTAATAGTTTCAAAAGCAAATTTAATTAAATCTTTTGGAAACCTACCTGTACCATCTGCATCACTCCTAGGTTCAATATCTTGTAAATTAATTAAATCTTGTCCACTTGCAAATACATCATTTATATTTGTTCTTAGGTTAGCAGGTCTAGCTCCAGGATTTCCTATACCAACTCTAGTAGTAATATTATTATTAGTATAATCACTTTTAGCTATACCACTTGAATCAAGTACATCATTTCTAAAATCGGTAACTCCTAAAGTTCCAGGTAATGATTGTTGTCTTCTTCTAATTGCATCATAACCCATAAAGTTATTAAATAATACAACATCTTGGTTTGGGTTTCTATTTGCTCTAATATAATCACCAGAATTTTGTTGAGCTAAAGTACCTATATCTCCATTTTCTATGCCATTATCACTATCGGTAATATTAAATACAGAAGATAATCCTAATAAATTAGAGAAATTAATTTCTGCTATAGGTCTAGCTTGAATAATATTACCTTTTACATCTCTTGTAAAATTAGATCCTATAAATGTTGGAGCATTTTGTGTATTAATAGGGGCACCTAAACTATTTGTAGCTCTCTTAATTATTGTACTTCCTAATCCATAAACAGAACCTGGCCCACCTACATAGAAAAATAATTCTCCATCATTAAATGTATTAATCCCTAAATCACTTGCTATAGCACTATCAAAAGGGCCTTCACCTGTAGCTCTATTATTAATTTTAAAAGTAGTTAAGCTAACTAACCTATTTTGTTTTGTAGATTTATGAGAAACAACATATTCATATTTGTTTTGTGCAAATTCTAAATCTTGAACAGTTGTTCCTGCATTTGGGTGATGAAAACCAGTTCCTCCTTCAGCGATCTGCGTCATTAAGTTTCTTCCATCACTATATGCTCTAGTATTTGAAAAACCACCTGATTTACCTGACTCTATATTAGGATTAGAAAACATTAATCCTTTTTGTTTATCTAAAAATGCTTTACCTTGTGGGTAAGATAATAAAAACCTATCAATCCTAGCAAAGTCTTCTCTAGCAGCAAGTTCTTCATATGAACCACCTCTAATTGGGTAATCCAAACTAAGAGCTTCTGTAGATAAAGAATTTAGTTGGTCAGTAGTAGTAGGGGCAGTCCTTTTTATAAAAGGTTGCCCTGAAAAACCACCACCTCTAATATCTTTACTGTACTTTAGACTTTGAAGATCAGATGTTAGGTCTTTTAACATTATCCTGGTAAGTTATCTACGTATTTTGAAGGGGTTTTACCATCTAAATCTAATGTTGATGGAGCTGGTCTATTATCTATATTTGGGTTACCATTAATAGAATATTGATCATGTAATTTAGAGTCAATTAATTTACCTAAATTATTTTGTGTTTCACCTTTTGTACCTAAAGTAGATGTTATTTGTGTTCCTAAAATTGCCATAATTTTAATTTTTGTTTATTATAAATATTTTATATTGAATACTTCCTTGTATTAACTGCTAACGACGGTTGTAATCTATTTGATACCCTACCACCGTCTAAGTTAATTTGTGCTTGTGATGCTCCGTCTCTTACTGCTTTTGCGATGGCATTAATATCGCTAGATGATAACCCAGCATTTCTTTCTCCTCCTCTAGCAATACCTGGAGCCATTATAATATCATCATTTGCTGTTCCTTGTATTAACCCACCTTCTCTAGTTGATATAATAGGTCCTCTACCTGCAGGAATAATTGCATCACCCGCATTTTGTGCTTTTGTTATTATAGAATTAACAACTCCTCCTAATATAGCACCTCCTACAAGCATAGCAGCAATCCCAGCGGGACCACTAGCAATACCTGTAAGTAAAGCAAATTGTCCCATTTGAGTTATTAATTTCATAAGGCCTATACCTGCTATACCTCCTAAAATTGCACCAAAGGCTGCTGAATTATCAACTATATTTGCCAATATTGATAATATTCCAGCTAAACCTACTGTTAGTTTTTCTACAGATTTAGTTATTTGATCTTGTAAAGTTAATCTTTTAGCATCTTCTATACTTATTCCTGATTTTAAACGAGCTTCTTCAGCTGTCATACCATTTAAAATAGATTGATCAAATATCATTTTAGATATTTCATCTCTAGATAAGTTTAAAGCACCAGCAATTGCTTCTTGTTCTATTCTTGTACCACTAGCAAAAGAATTAATTATTTCTTGATTCTTTCCTATTTCTTCTGTTACACCAGCTAAATCATTTGTTAAAGCAAAAAATCTTGCTCTCTCTAAATTAATTTGTTTTCCAGAAATAACTTCTGCTTCAAATTCGGCAGCAATAGAAGATTCAATATCTAATAATCCAGATGCTATTTGATCTACTTGTTGAAGATTTAATCCTAATCTTTTAGCTGCGTTAGCAGTACCTATCATTGCCTCTAAATTACCATCAAATGTTATAGCAATTGAATCTGAAATAGAACCTATTTGTTCGAATAATTCTCTTTGAGAAAAAGCAGCATCAACTCCCGCAAATGCATTTGCTGCGGCTATTTCTAAACTATCACCAGAAGCTTGGGTGAAAAAGGCAAATCTTCCTGCAGATTCTGCTGAAAGGCCCATTAGTTCTCTTAATTCAGTAGCTTCTTGTATATTATCATTACTAAAAGCTCTTTGGGCATTAAATCCAAATTGTTGTGTTAATTGATTTATTGTTTCAAACCTATCTATAATACTAACTAAAGATCCATCACTAAGAACATTAAATCCTTGAATAGATTCTCCTGTTAATCTTTTAAATTCAACTGCTTGAGTATTTAATTTACTAAATTGACTTACAACTAATGCAGATACAGCTATTAATGTATTAAATGAGCTTGTAATAGCACCAATTGATTCTGAGACTGATTCAAGAGCTGCTTTTCTTCTAGAAAAAGATTCATCCTGGTTTTCAATGGCTTCTTGGGCTTTATCAGTTAATCTTTCTAATGCTTGTGTAGCAACTACTCCAAAACCTGGAATTTGGCCTAGTAATTGTAAAAATTCAGATGCTTTATCTACTTGTTTTAATGCTGTAGCTCTTAAATCATTACTTTTTTCTAATTCAGTAGTGGCTATTTTAGAGAAAAGTAACTCTTTTTCTGTGGCTGATAAAAATTGAACTTGGTTATCAAATTTATCTTGGTCTACTGAAAGATCTCCTATTAATGTTTTAGTGGATAGTCTATTTTCATCTAATTCTTCTCCTTTTAATTTAAATCTTTCTGCTCTTAATTTAGTAATCTTTTTTTCTTGATCTAAAAAGTTTCCTTGTTTCGCTATTAATTTATTAATTTTTTCAACTCTTTTAGTTCCAAGTTGGTCTTCAATACTAGTTTGGTTTATTAATGACCTATTTAAAACATTTTGATTTTTAACTACTTCTCTTTGAAGTTGGTTAATACTTGAATAAGTTTTAGATTGGTTTAATAAAGCATCATTTACTGATCTAGCAGTTTTTAATGATTCTCTTTCTGCTTCGGAGTTTTTTGATCTTATACCATAAAGTTCTTTTAAAGATTCAGTAGCAGAAAATGAAACATTTACGTCTCCTTTCCTAAGATTAGAAAGATCTTTATTAATTTTTAAAAGTTCTTTAGCTCTTTTTAATTCTGCTGCTGATGCCATTTAGGTATAATTTATCATATATAAATATAAAAAATGCCTACTTTTTGGTAGGCATTGAACTATTATACACGTTAGATGGATTTATATCAGGTCTATGTACTTTTGAATCGTTTTTAAGTGTATTTGATTGTTTATTACGTGCTTCCTCTTGTTTTTTATAATGTTCTTCTAAATTTTTATAAGTAAAGTTTCGAAGCCAAATAGGCATAGTATAAACCGTGTGCCAGTCATAACCACCTTGCCCATGAAATACTATTTCATGGATTTGCCTAAATAAATCTGCTCTATATTTTGATGTCAGGCCAAAAAAAGGTAATATCTATGGGAATATTGATGGCCTCCTCTACATCTTCTCCATAGTATTTAAGTTCAACATCAGGTGAAACTCTACGAATTTCTTCACGTAATGTTCTAGCATCTCTAGCTAGCAAATAATTATCTACAAACTCTCTAATATCCTTTTTTTCTCTACTAGCATCTACTGAAGTAATTGTATACTTTAATCTTGTAGTTGCTTCAGGAACTAATTCAGTATTAATTTTTTTCAGTCCTGCAAGTTCTCTATCAATTGTTTTTTCATCACTATGTGTTAGTAATTTAAAAGTAATTGAAGTTTTTGAATGTGGTAAAGTAAATTCGAATTCATTTATACCTTCTTCTTTTAAATCTTTAGTATCTAAATTTTTATCATTTAGTAATGATAAATCAACTGTACCTTTTTGATTATTTGGTAATGTAAATTCATAATCTTTACCGTAACCTAATACTCTAGCAGCTATTAATAAAGCATTTTTATCTCCTAAAATTAAATCGTTATAATTTATTTTAGATACTATTAAAGATTCTAGTAATTTATCTAATACTGTACCCTTTTGTAAGTAGTTAGCATTAGTTAAAATATCTTCCTCTTTAGCAGTCATATACTTCATTTCTATTTTACCAGAAGATAATGGGTTATCCTTAGGATAAATTAATCCTTTAGAAGGTAATTCAACTGTTTCGGTTGGGAACTTAAATTTTGATTCTGTAACTTTTTCTTCCATACTTAATAACTTATTTTTTTACGGATATAAATATATAAAAAAGAAAAATGGTGCCAAAATAGGCACCATTCTCAAAGGTATGGAGGGTTGGGTAATTAAAAGTTTAATATACAATAATCCATTGCAATAGTGATATCTAAATTGATAGCTGCATCAGCTGACCAATCATACTCACCAAATGTAGCAGTTTTAACGTAAGCTCCTTTGATAACCCATTCGCTTACTACGTCTCCTACTGGACCTAATATATCTAATGTTAAATCTTTTTTATAGAAA